CCTGCAAGCGACGGTTCGACACGGTCATGTTGCCGGCGAAGCCGATCAACTTAACCATGGCGTCCTGATTCACTGCAAAGCGCTCATCGCCAAGCGGGGTAAAGAAGCGCTGGGCGTGCGGGCGGAAGAAGATGTAGTTCGTGTTGAGGAAATACATCGTATTGACGGGAGTGCCACCACCGAAACCACCGTCGAGCACCACATCCGCACCCATGTACTTCAGGGACTGGAAGCCGGCTTCGCCAGCATTGGTGTCGTTGGTGATGCGCTGGATGGCCTGGAGCGATTCAAGGTAAAGCTCCCAGTAGTTGTTGTCCGCGACGATCAAATCAACCTTGTCGCGGCCACGAACTAGCTGGAGGTAAACCTTGTTCATATACGACTGGATGCTCGCAGCCGATGCCGGGGCACCGCCGTTGGTAACCGAACTGAACGCGATATTGCGCCAGAAGGCACCCACAGTCGTGGAGGCATCGATACCGCCAACCACACCGGTAGCCGGGGTCTTGGATACAAGCAGCTGCAAACCACCGATCTGCCGGCCACCATCAGCCGAGCCATCGGAATAGCAGTCGATGGAGATGTTGTTGCGCATGGTCGCTTCGGCGTTCTCAACGCGACCTTCCAGCAAGTCGATAATCGCTTCCTTGCCCGAATTCTGGATCATTTCCAGACCGGACATCGAAACGGCTACTGCTGCCTGGGCATAGTTGAACTCAGCGGCGGTGAAAACGTCCTGCGGCGCAATATTCAGAGCCTCATAGCCGGAATAGCGCTTATAGGTTCCGTTCTCGGCGTAACTGATTTCCTGAACGATGGTACGACCACCGTCCACGGTCTTCACCTTGCCCTTAGCGGACAGGCGAGCCAGAAGAGCATTGTTCTTGGTGACGTCGTCAGCCAGCTTACCCGAGCGGTTGCGCAGGGTCGTGGTGACAATTTCCGTCATGGTTGCACTGGGATTTTGCAAAGCCATATCGGCCTCCTATCAGATTGAGTGATTAACTGTTCATGGCTTCGTCAAAGGCACTAGAGAGCATGTCACGGATCGACCCGGTAGCTTTGCCTGGACTCTGGACGTTGCCGCCCGGAGCACCCACAACGCTTGAACCTGCCTTACGTGCCTGCTGCACCTTTGCTGCTGCTTCAGCTACTCGCTTCGTCTGATCGGCCTGAGTTTGCTCTGCCGTCAACGTGGAACGGATGCTTGGATTTGCCCAGATTGCCCGCTGATACGCGTCTTCCATGTCATTGGCAATGCCCTCCTTGAGCAAAAGCCCCATTTCGTAGCGAACTGCTTCGAAATGTTCATGACCAGGCTGCGACGCGAAGTCGTCAATCGTGGCGTTGACCTGTCCATCTTCAGCCTGCTGGCGGAACTGTTGCTCCTGCGTGATCTGACCCTTCAGCGCATTCAGTTCTTGCTGCAATGCGGAAACCTGAGGATCAGTGCGCGGGGCATTCCCCGTCCAGCGATTGTAGATGTCCTGTCGATTCAGATTGTATAGATCACACATGGAGTCGAAAAGGGCCAGTTTCTGGTCCTGACTGCCATGACGCATCGTATACGCAAAATTGAGCAAAGTCTTGGTGGCCGTGATCGGATCGGAGCCCTCTGCCTGGATCATGGCCTGATACGGCGTGATCACCTCGCGCATGTTCTTGGCGAAGGATCGCTCATCGTCCATCTTGGTAAAGCCCTGATGGATCGTCTTTTCACGATCTGCCCAGAACTCCTGCACATCGCGCGGCAGCGACTTCCACTTGTCGCCGAACTCACGCTTAAGGGATGCGGGCATTTCCAAAGGAGGAACTTCAGCCTGTTCCGGCTGCTTACCCGCCTGCTTTTCGGTCGCCTGCGCCTGCTTAGCCTCACGCTCAGCCTTGGTGAATCGCCCCGATTCGTCCCGTGCCCGCTCCTCAGCTTCAGTATGGGCCTGCTCGATCTGCTCCCGGAGGCTTAGCTCCTTGGTATCGACAACTTCTTCAGCAGGAATCTGGACGTCAGCGATTACGCCTTCGTTGATCTGTTCGGTATTCATATTAGCCGGTCACCTTGTTGATAGCTTTCAGGATGTCGTCTCGACGTTCTTGGCGTTGCTTCTTGGTATCTGGCTTGCCAGCACTTGAGTCGGCCTCAAATTGGCGAAGCCCATTACGCTTGAGGAATTCTTGATGCTGGCGACGGGAATTGATGACGGGAATCTCACCGGTCTTGATATCAGGTGTCACCGGCCGATACGGCTGAATGTCCATGCTCACCATCGGCACCGAGAACACACGTTTCATGACCTGATCGCATTCCGGGCACTTAGGAATGTCGTCGCAGTCGGCCATATGACGAAAGAACTCGACCGTGACATCACATTCGTGGCACTTGGCGTCGTACATGGGCATTTAGGAACCTGCGTCGGCTTCGGCTTGCTGAACATAAGAATCGGCAGTCGTCGGATCGGCCGCGCCCTGCACAAGCGCAGCCTCAACCTTTGCACCGGCAGCAATCTCAGCCAGTCGAATCTGGGTCTGCTGTTGCAACTGAGCCTTGAACTGCTCAAGCACCATCGTCTGATCAGACTTGTATTTCTCCAACTGCATCTGGCCATTAAGCTCCATTTCCTTGAGCTGAGCCTGTTGCTGCTTGGCAATCGTCTCCTGCTGCGCTTGGAACGTCTGCTTCATGCGCTCCACTTCGATATCGTTCTGACCCTTGATATTGGCAATCTGCACGTCACCCTGAGCCTTAGCTTGGACGATCTGAAGATCACCCTGCGTCTTTACCTGCTGGAGCTGAGCATCGGCCTGAGACTTAGCCTGTTGCGCCTGAGCGTTCTTGTCAGGCTGCCCAGCCGAAGCGGCTAGCTTCTTCTTGAGAGCATCAAGCGTGGTCTGAATCTCACCCTCAAGCGTGCGTCCAGTCTTAAAAGACCTGAGATTGAACATGACCAGCTCAATCGACAGAGGGGCAAGCTCAGGCGTCGTTTCAGCGGCCTGCATAGCCGTCTGGATGAGCGCTGAAGCCGTCTGTGTGAACTCAATGCGCTGCTGCTTCTCAATTTCGTCGTCAGCACCAATAGTAGAGTCGGTCTCGATATCGATGCGGAAACATCGCGCCGGGCCGTTGCGAAGAAGATCGTAAACTTCCTCCCACGTGGGTTCGCCCATAAGCTCAAGCGCATTGGGCGGGAATCCTTGGGGAATCTGCGGTGACTGCGGCTGAGCTGGGGGCTGACCAGGCTGCGGAGGCTGAGCGGCCATGGCCTGCTGCTGGGCAATCTGCTGCCCCAGAATGAGCTTCTGCTGTCGCGTCAACAGCTGTACGCCCGAAACACCCTGAAGCGTTTCAAGCGAGAACTGCTGCGAGACAATCTCACCGCAAATGCCAATGAGATCACGGCAATACCGCTGGACATCGGCCTGCATCTGACGAAGACGCATGGAGCCAAACTGTCCCTTGATACGCTGAGCAGTCGCCGTTTCCGTGGGGTTGGACGATCCACGAATGATGTCAGGCATCCCGGAGATTTCGTACAGGTCTTGCTTGACCTGATCACGGGCCTGATAGAGATTGAGAAGCGTCTGAGCGATCGTATCTACCGGCCACAGCTCAAAGGAGCCCGCCAGACCGCCCTTATCACGCAGATTCGCCCATGACTGCACCGGGACAAGCTGATTCTCTACGCCCTCTTGCAGCAGTCGGCTTAGGCCTTCAGCGCTGACGTCATACGCACCTGCGACTTTAACAGCCTTGGTGAGTGCCGCAATGCGCATGGTCAGGTTATCAAGCTCTCGGGCTTGGTCCTGGTACTCATAGTAGAACGCAGATGGGTAAAGGTCGCGGTTGGCCAGCGTCGCATAAAGCGGACGTGCGGTCGGCCAGAAGTCCTGAAGCTTGAGCGGGTCATCGACAGTCTCAATGATGTTGTCCATGGACTTGGAAACCCACGAGACGCACATCTTGCGCTTATCCCAGACTTCATAGATGCACGCCTTACCGACGTTGGCATCAAGAATATTCTGGCTTTGGTCCGAACCCTTGGAGTTGGGATTGAAGTCCAGCGGGATTTTTGAGCCTACGGTCTTACCGAAACGTGCCTTAAGCTCACCACGGTCAAGATAGACGCGCCGCCACAATAGCCAGACCTCATCCCACGTGCGAGCCTGGTTATGTCCAATGTCATGCCAGTTCGCGTAATCGAACTTGACCGCCTCGTCGTAGACTTCTTCGGCGACGTTACCTTCCTGATCGGCAGCTGGCTCAGCCTGAGCAACCTGTAATGGTCTGATCTTCGGCTCATAGCGGGCCCAGACAGTGCCGCGCCCAGGCAGCAGATAGTCAAGAACGCAGTTCTCAGTAGCGGGATGGAACTTGCCACACTCAAGCTGATATGAGATGGCGCGCTCAAGAACCTCGGATGCCCAGCGGCCCACCGGGTCTTTGTCCTTGTAGCGACGCTCAACAATGGGAACGGGACACTTGGCGTAAACAGCGGGAGCAAGAGTCTGCGTATTCGACCAAAGTATATTGTACTTAGTCGTATAGTTATTGACGGCTGAGTCAGACCTGTCGTCCAGATAGCGCTTGACGATGCGCTCACCGCGAGTACGAAACGTCTGCGATTTCTGAGTGTAAAGCTCGATCTCGCGACTGTACATCGCTTGCAGTTCGTCGAATGGCTTATCGGCCTGTTTCTTCGGTGCCATGTCTATCCTGACGTCATCACGACGTTAACGAACCGGCTAATTGCTGTGAATCATACTCATATTCGTGACGCACCGCTAGACCTGTTGGAATAAAGGCCCTGTAGGTCAAACACCTCTTCCGCTCGCGTCTCAGACAAGAATCGTGGGCGCTCAGCATAGGTCTGAGGCTTCGTTTTCCACAGTTTATCCACCATTCGGCCGGCTAATCCGCAAACGTCCACCTTGTCGTCATGGGCGGCAACGGGGAACTTGCATAGCTGTTGGATAACGCGCTCTGCCCAGACTGCGTCACGAGGAAACCGGACGCGGCCCATAGATGCCATCGCACGAAAGCTCGCAACCTTAGCGACCTTGTCCCCAATATGTGGAAGGAGTTCGACGGCCACGACGTGACCAGTGCCTCTCGTGGCTCGCTCCATGACAACGCGGTCGCGCCATGGTTGGACAGCGTTTTCGTCCTTTCCAGTCTCACCAGCCCAGACCACGGGTTGCCACCTGTCAGATAGGCCACAGAACTTGAACACGCCTTCGTCGGTCTTGATCTGGCCGCCGTCCCAGTCAAGCGCCCATAGGTAGCCGTCATCGCACAACCCCCAAACACCATGCTCGGTGTAGTCTGCCGTGGTCTTCTCAGTTACCGCCCAGTCGCTTGATCCGAAGATGTGCATGCGCTCAGGCTTAGGCAGCTGGCGCTGATCATAGCGGTGATTGTCGAACCATGGCCGTTCGAACTGTCCACCTGTATCAGCCGTAGGCCGCTGCTGGAACAAGGCCGACCATGTCCGCTGCGCTTGAGGGTTGGGATTGTTCTCAAACGTTCGCCAGTGGTCAGCCGTAAACCACTCTGGCCACATATACTCGCCAATCTCACGCCCTAGTGGATCGTCGGTGCGTTCGCATTTGGCTGCAATGTTGAGGACTTCCCAGGTTCGTCCGTCTCGACAATCCACCAAGCCAGACCGGCCATCGTAATCGGCTGGAAGGATGCGCCCGGATAGATCGTCTTCGTGCCACCGCGTTTGGATGATAATGACAGACGCGCCAGGCTTGAGACGCGTGCATAGATCGTCAAGGTACGCATCCCACGTCTTGTTGCGCATCGTCTCAGAATCAGCTTCTTCACGGCCAGCCACCGGATCGTCAATGATGAGAAGGTCGGCACGAGTACCCGTCACAGCACCCAAGATGCCAGTAGCCATGAACTCGGCCTCGTTGGTAAGTCCCCATGTCGCAGCAGCCTCCATACCCTTGGGTATCGATGCCTTCATAGCCGAGACGAACTTAGGGCTACGGCATATCTGGCGAGCGCGCTTGGATTGCTTCTCAGCGATGTTCTGGGCGTAGCTGGCCAAGATCACGCGATAGCCTGGGAACGTGCCACAGGCCCAGCTAGGGGCGACTACAGATGCATAGGAGGACTTGGCTGAGCCAGGCGGGGCGAATATCATCAGCCGCCCATTGGGCTGGCGGATCGTATCCTCGACCTTTTGCAGGATGACCTTGTGATGGAAGGCTAGAGGCGACTCGACCGGATTGAACAGCCACGCCTCGGTTTCATCCCCAATGGGGCGTCCTGGAACGTCTACGGCCTGGGCAAAGCCAACCAGCGTCTTGCAAGATCGACGGCGCAGAAGCTCACGGGCGGCTTCTTGCTTGGTGATCATGCCAGTTTAATACCAATCACAGATACTCACCCGAGATATTTGGTAAATACAGTCTTATCGGTATTCATGTGGTCTTACCTTCCTTGCCATCTAGGCGAGCGTTTAGCGCCTCAAACAACTCATTGCGCTCTTTCCGGTCCACCCACCGCTGAAATCTCTGGCGAAGCGAAGGCCGACTGTCGAAGATGCGCCCATCATCCATAACCCGAATAGCCCATTGCTTTCCAAAACGCCAATATGAGAATTGGCCAACCATCTTGCGTCGGTTGGCCGCCCTAATGATTTCACGGCGGCCAGGGACGCGTTTGATCGTTATGAGCCAGCTCATTCTCCGTCGCCCCGCTCGGCGGCGTGTTTTTCCTTAATCTCTGGCAGCACATCGCGTTCGAACTCTTCACGGCGTTCGCGAGCTTTGTCCGCACAGAATGGGCAGTCGTTCTTAGTCATCGATCCCATGATGGCAACCCTTCGCTGGTTGTGAGTTTCATTTCCCACCCGCAATCGATGCTAGATCATCATCGGACATTTCGGAGGCTTGGACTTTTATGGGACCGCCGTCCAGGCCAGTGTGCTCCACACGTCCAAGCTTAGGTGCGGCGAACTCAGCTAGCCTAGCCAGCTTATCTAGCGCCTTATCGGGATCAGTAGCCGCCACCTGTGTAAGCCACAGAGAGACGTTCTCAGCGTTGTCCTCAAGGAGCTTACGTACGGTATCCCGGAACTCCCGGGTGACCTTGTTGGCCGATCCAGGAGCCCTGCCGCCTGTCTTTGGCTGACCTTTGCCTGCCATATCTGTCCCACTCTGTTAAAGACTCAGTCACACTCTACTTTGGCTTATTATCCGGGTCAAATGTATATTCCTTGGTCATGGCCTCAAACTTAAGCCTGAGTAGCCTTCCAACCGTGACGAAATCGCCAATCGCCTTAGAATGTACTATCGCATCATCAATCTCATCGATAAACGACTGGAACAGTTCTTGATTCCATACTAGCTTCATGGTCATTTATTGTCCTCAGCTTGATCTTCACACTTCAACGCAATCTTGGCCCCATAGAACTGAGCCTTCCACCGCTCAGCGAACTCTGTAGGCATCGTCTCGCGGGTAACTACCTTAACGCCACTCACCCAGTGCTCAAACACGCTGTATATGGCCATCTCGGTCTTTAGCTGGCGTATGAGCATGGTCATAGCTCGTAACTGATATAGGCTGCGTAGGCATTCCTCCATAGCGGAGGGTTATCGCCTTTGAGGCTGACGGGCTTCATTAGGTACTCGTCTATCGAAATAATGAACTTGCCAGTTTTTATAGATAGACCAACGATACCGCCGAGTCTTACCTTTCTGTCTGCCTGGTGCACACCGTTGATAGGCGTGCTCCAGGTTTCGCTGGTCCAGTCGTAGACCGTTTCCGTCCATCGATTCTGATAGACCAGCAGCCCGACGTCGGGACCGATGGAAGCATCCCCTAAATCAAACCACCGCTGCACCTTGAGCTGAATCCCTTGCAGGCTACCCGAACCATTGAAGTAAGCAGGCTTGACGTGATACTGGCCGTTGATGACTGAGTGACTACCTGCGTCGTAGTTCCTATCAGATGTGCACCAGCATGACGCTGAAGCCTTCCCGAAGTTGACGTAATCCGCGTGCCAGTCCCAATCATTGTTAAGCCGACCAGCAAAGCCGATCAGGCCAAACTTACCATGCGCGTCCAGATGGTGAGGCGATCCGATCTGATACCAGATGCCGTCACCATAGGTCCGATAGGCCGTCTGACCTGCGCCTATCTCCATATGCCAGTCATTGGCATGTGCTGCACTTACTCCGAGTAATCCAAGAAGCACTAGGGCTTTCATGGCGACCTCGCAGTTAGAACGCCATTGCTTCCTTGAGGTTAGCGCAGGCGCTTAGGCCATTGTGGGGGACGAAACGGTAGAACTTGTCACCCTTGGCATTCGAAAGAGCATACGCATCCGGTGCATAATCACCAGGCGTTGCCACCTTCGCGCAGACGATCAGGGTCATAAATCCAACCTTCACAGCCTCGCCCACTTCCCAAACCTGTTTGCTGTTCTTGATCATGACTAGCTCCTGTCGTTGGAGCTATTTGACGACTTTAGCCGGTATAACACAAGTAGGCCATTTGGCCTATATCAATTAGGCCCGTGGCCTACCTTCTTAGGATTGCGTTTTGGCTCTCTTACCCAGCCTGACTGCTTAGCCTTTCGCCTTTCGCGCTTGTTGTATCGCGTCTTAGCCGCTCTGCTTGTCATAGTGCCTCAGCAAGTTGGAACAACGACCATCGCACCAGGAATCAGCGTGTAGGCGACACGGACATACTCATCAGGATTGAGTTCCATGTAGGTTCCCGTCCCGATGAAGTAATAGGTGACGTTGTCCCTTGAGAAGCCTACGGAGCTAAGAATGCCTCCATTGATCATCACCCTCACCTTGTAGGGGTTGGTGTTCTGCCACGTAAAGGGGCTAGCGCCAATGGATACCGTTGTGGCTGGCTGGTTAAGCGGATTGGGAGCGCCGTTATAGGACATGGCTATTCCATCTTCCTTGACGCTTTTATAGCTCGCTGCTCGGCAGCTTCGCGCATAATTGCATCGAACAGTGGTCGATGCATCTTCTCAACGACG